GTTTCTTCATCGTAGATGTAATCTATACAGTTGGTGACCATTTTTTGTATGGCTTCTGTTTCAGACTGCGTATCCATTTTTTCCATGGTTTTGAAATCTGGATATTTCATAACAACACCAAGTTTTGGAGTTAGTTGAATTTTTTGTGAATGATTTTCATTCTCCTCAGGTTCAACTTCCAGTGCATTGAAACTCAATTTAATGATGTTGTTGCACTTCTTTTCGTTTCCTTCATCATCTTTAACATCGTTATTGCATTTGTATTGTAAATCAATTATCTCACCAATAGACCTCGCTCTCAGTTGCAAGAACATATATTCCAAGTCTAATATGGGCAAATCATCAACATTGATATTTTCCACACAACAGTTGGTAACAATCTGCTTAATTGCTAAAAGAATGGATTTTTCATCCTCAGATTCCATAGCCATCAACAGAATCTTTTCTTCTTTAACCAAGAATGGTCTAATCTTTACTTTCTTTTTTAACAATGGTAAAGTAATTTCATATAAAGGCACATCAATTTTAGGTAACATATAATCTCCAAATAATTAAAATATTCTTCTCACAGCTTCAGCCGTTCCTCTAATTTGTGATTGTAGAATTTGAGAAACTGGCACTCCTGCAACGGAAGAACCAAGAAGTGCAGCCGCAGCCGCACCAAGGTCATAGTCGCCTTCATAAATTGTTTTAAATTTTTGATAAGCAAAATTGACAGTCAATCTATGAAAGCCATCATCCGACCAAGCTAATGGTTGCGCTGAGATTCCAATAGGAAAAGCATCAAATAATTCTACAGCATAAATCTGTTTAATGAAATCATCATACTGAACAATCTTAATGTTTGTCATGTAGTATGTTTCTTTGCCCTTAGGAAATCTAGCATTGTTTGTGTCGTTAGGTACGATTGCTTCTAGCCAACGGTCAAATAGCTTTCTCTCATAGAATTCGTTTGTGCAAATCCAAGTCAATTGTATTCCGTCATCATATTGTGCTTTGTATGGAACTTTGAAACTTGGACCATAAATTTCAACATCACTAGTTTGTAGAGTTTTTCCAGGCAATGACGCACTTTCACATTGAAGTGCTAGATATCTGGAAATAGATGAATTGTAAGAACGGGTTTGTTCTCCGCCAAGTACTCTTGCGGTAACATCAGAGAAAATTGAGTTCGGTAGATTTAAGATTTGCTCAAGCAAACCATTCTCAACAAACTTGCTAATGTATTGTGGTATTGGTAATATAACTTGGAAACGACTTGGACGGGCTAAGCCTTCTTTAGCCTTTATGTTGGCTAAAAATAATTGGGGTAAAAATGACATTAGAATTTTTTCCTAGAATCGGCCCAGACTTTGTTCTTTGTTGCCTTTTCAAATTGTTCAACCGGCAATAGGGCGGCAATGTCCCATTCATCAGCTGGAATTTCAACAAATCTAGATTGCACATGAGAACCTAGATATCGCTTAATGCAAGGTGTCGCCTCATACGCTTTTGAGAATGCAGCCAGCATTTGATAATTTAATCTTAGCTTGGTTTGTGCATCAAAGCGATTATCGGTGGCATGTTCGCTCAATTTATCCAAAAGAATGATACGTTGCTTTGGGTGAATGTAATGTAAATTCAGCCCTAGAAAACCGTCTGGGTATAGTTGTATTGGTAAAACCAATGGGAACTTGTCGTAATATGGCAACTTATCCTTCGTTTTCGGATCATAATAAAAATAGTACATGTGACCAATAAAATGTGAGATTGTCTGTCTCTCACGGTCTTGCATTAATTTCTGAGGCGTTGGTTTTAAATCACCAACTTTGGAACGCAACCAATCACGGGCTTGTCTACTACGAGCCGTATAACCAGTCTTTTGCAACTGCTGATTGATTCTGTCCATTAAGTAAGCCATAAATGTATTTATTACGGTTTAAATGCCTAAATCTTTTTCCGTAACTATTTTAAATTGCCAGCCGTGGGCATGACAGAATTCATCGGCTGCTTTCCACTTCATTTGATTGACAACATATGTAATGGATTCTCTTAGAAAATTCTTTGTCTTACGCTTTTGTGTTGGTTTTTTGGTCTGTGCTTCTGGTTTTACCTCAACTACATAAGTCATAATGGTATCATCTTTTCTTTTGACTTTGATGATGAAATCTGGAAAGTAACGATGCATTCGTTTGTCAACTGGACTGTAGTAAGGAATAGCCAATTCTTCCGATGACCACCAGATGATGTTCGGATTATCGTCAAACCACTTCATACAACGCAATTCCCAGGATGACCTATAGATTATGTTATCTGGATTGCCGTTATATTTTTTCGGGTTTTGTGGGGTAAACTTACCTTTGTAAGAATTAGTTCCATAAGACATATAAATATGTAGTAAAACTTCAGGATCAACATGGCACTTTTCACCTTATCCGACATAACTTATAAAGAGCAAGCCGCTAGAACAATCGGACCTTTGCCTAGAGAAGCATTTGGCCAAAATATATTGAGATATCCTATTGATATTGGATCGGTAGACAAAGGGCATTATATGGTTATTCATATCAATGTTCAGGATAAAACTGAGTATCCAGCAAATTTTGCTAGTGATCCTCGTTCAAATATACAACGCAATAGAGAAGGTCTTTTTGGTCAAACAAATTCAACGAATGCTGGTGGTACACTTAATTCTGTTGTTGGTGCAGTAAAAACAATTGGAGAAGAAGCCGGCAAACTCGCACAAGATGTGGCGGGTGGTGAAGTGGGCAAGAAACTAGTTAATGTTGTTACGACTGCTGCCAACGAAACATTGACTTTCGTACAAAAAGGTCTTTCTTCATTTGGTGTTAATGTTTCGGATGGAGTTAACATTCTTAAAGGTGCAACTCAAGGCGCTGGCGAAAGTTTGGGCTCTCTAAATGCGGTTAATTTTTTGAGAACAACAAAAAGAACTACCGATAGTATCGCATTGTATATGCCGAATACTTTAAATTTTACTCACACACAAGGATATTCTGATTTAGATTTAGGTTCAGAAACGGCAGCTTTGTTAGGAGCTGTTGGAAAAGTTGGCTTAGAGGGCGGTGTAGATCCAACACAGAAAGGAAGAAATTTATCTCCCTTTGTTCTGCAAAAACTTGCATCAGGACTTTTAGCTAATAGATTAATAGATTCACCAAAAGCGGCTACAGCCGCATTTGTTGGTGCTACAGGACTAACGCAAAATCCACAATTAGAATTAATTTATACAACTCCAAGTTTTAGAGATTTTAGATTTTCTTTTATGTTTTATCCAAGAAGCGAGCAAGAAGCACTTGAGATACAAAAATTAATTAAACGATTAAAATTTCATCAAGCACCAGAAGTTAAAACGGGAACTGCTGGATTTTTTTTAGTTCCTCCTTCAGAATTTGATATTGAATTCTACTATAATGGTCAAATCAATCCAAATATACCAACAATTTCAACTTGCGTTTTAATGTCAATAGATATGGATTATGCACCAAATGGATTTCATACTTTTGAAACACCAGGCGATAACTCTCCGCAACTGGGCGCAACTGGTATGCCAACTGCAATTAGAATGGATTTAACATTCAAAGAAACCGAAATTATGACAAAATTTAATTTTCAAGACGAAGCTGGCTTAATCACAAAACAAAGACAATTTGAAAAAGATAGATCCTTCTAAATGGCAAAATACTTTAGATACTTTCCAAAAACCGTCTATAATTTAGAGGGTTCAAATTCTCTTGACACAGTTACAAATTTAACTGCTAGTTTTTCGTTTGATGAAAGTCTCACGGAAAATTCTATCGCATACTATCAGTACACCGTGCCCGATGGTGAAACACCAGAAATTGTAGCCAATAAATTTTATGGTGGACCAGAAAAACACTGGATCATTTTGAAGATGAATAACATCTTTGATGTTAAGACAGATTGGCCAATTGAGCAAAGAATTTTGAATGAAGTTATCAGGTCAAAGTATGCCGACAGTTGGATAACAGAGACTTTTGAAATGACGGATGAAGAAGGTAATCTTTTTGTTACTGAATCAATTTCTACGATTACATCATTGAATGTTGTTAACGATGGTTCAGGATATGCTAACGGAAACATTATTCAAGTTCAAGGCGGAACAGTATTTGGTGCCAAAGCAAATGCAACAGTAACTACCGATGGAACAGGTAATGTTATTTCATTGAGTATCGCTACAGCAAATGTTGGTTCTTATCTAATTCTACCATCCGGCACAGTTGCTACATCAAATATCACTGGAGCAGGCACAGGATTGACAGTTTCTGTCAGCGCATCGGTAACTAATGATGAGCAATTAATTTTTGAAACTGGCAGAGAAAGAGATGGATTAGAATGGGCCATACTCAACAATCATTCTTTCTATAAAATTGAGACAAGATTATTTCCCGTTACTGGAGAAAAAACGGTAGACAAGATACAAATAACAGAAGAAGACTACAATAATCTTGTGGAAGAAAGTGCAAACTATACTTTATCGGATGGAAACACTCTAACTGTATCAATCACAAAAACTAGAATGTCTTTCTACGATTATGAAGTTGAGCAAAATGACGCTAAAAGAGATATAAAAATTCTTAAGAGTGAATATGTTGCTGTAGTGGATCAAGAATTTGTTGGGGTAATTAGTAATGTCTGATGTAAGCATTTTACAATCAACACAATATACTGTTAAAAAAGATGGCCTATCATTAGTAACCAAAATTGGTATTATTGATTTGACAGGCATGTTTGAAGAATTGAATATCTTTGATAGTATTTTTAATCCATGCATGACTGGATCTATTTTAATAAGAGATGCAAAAGGACTGTCAAACAAATTATCTTTTGATGGATCAGAAATTCTTTTGATTGAGATGGGAAAAACGGAAAATCAAGCAATAATTAAAAAATCATTTAGAGTTTATAAACAAAGTTCCAGAACAACGGTAAATATAAGTACTGAACTTTATGTTCTTCATTTTGTTTCGGACGAATTCATTTTATCTCAACAAAAGAAAATATCAAAATCATACCGTGATACTTATGATAATATTGTTCGTGATATCTTAAAAAATTATTTGTCCGTAAATTCTAAGGGAATTGGTCTTATTGAGACCACAAAAGGAGTAAGAACTGTTGTTTTGCCCAGTAAAACTCCTTTTGAATGTTTAGATTGGTGTTCAAAAAAAGCAGTTAACGATGATTTATCACCAACATTTTTATTCTTTGAAAACAAGGTAGGATATAACTTTATAACTATCTCAAATATGTTAGGACAAAAAGCAATACATGATATAAATTATCAGCCAAAAAATTTAGCATTGCAGGATTCTGAAAAAAATGAAATGATGGGCGCTAGATATCTTGAAGTTGTTTCTCAATTTGATTTGAATAAAAATATCAAGCATGGAGTTTATGCTGGAACTTTTATTGGATTTGATATTATGTCCAGAAAGGTTGCAATAAGAAATGTAAACTTTGATGACGTTTATTCAACCGGCAAACATGCAAACAAAACCCCAAATATTGGTGTTGTTAAAAATAAAGATGGTGTTAAAAATACGGAGATGTTTGATTCAAGGAAAGTTTTTTTCCCAACAGGAATTTTTAAAGCAAAGAATGAGTATGTAAAAGAAAATGATGCGAATTCTATTGATGCGGATGATGATACATATAACTATGTGATACAAAGAGAATCTGCTATGCGTAATTTGATGAATCAAAGATTAAAAATTGTTATGCCAGGAAACTTTGATTTGATTTCTGGCACAAACGTGAACATAACAGTTCCAACGACTAGTGAGCAATCTTCAGAAAAAAATCAAGATAACATGGATAAATCAAAAAGTGGTAAATATTTGATTGTGGCCGCAAGACAGATGATTACTTATGACAAACATGAAACCATTCTGGAAGTGGCCACAGATTCTTCAAATCGGGATAGAGTTTATTTGAGTACACAGCAACAAAATGATTTGGCGGATTTTTATGGATAATAATTTTTCTGGAAAAAATGGTTTCATTTGGTGGGTAGGCATAGTTGAAAACAGACTAGATCCATTGGCAATGGGAAGGTGTCAAGTTAGAATATTAGGTTGGCATAATACAGATAAAGCGCAACTTCCAACTGAAGGCTTGCCTTGGGCGCATCCAATGTATGCTATTAACACTTCAAGAATATTTTCTTCTCCTAAATTAAATGATTGGATTGTTGGATTTTTCTTAGATGGTGAAACTGCACAACAACCAGTGATGATTGGATTCTTGCCGGGAATGATATCAAAATGAGTCAAAGTTTAATTGATTT